AAGAGTTCCAAGATAATTTCCCTTGGCAAATGTTAACTGACCTTAAGAAACTACGGTTCCGTTCTTGGAACACCAATACTTGTGGTCTGCATGTGCATGTTAGTCGCACAGCATTTGAGGATGAGAACCATCAGATTAGATTCGTTAAGTTAATCTATGACAATCAACGGCAGGTACAACGTATCGCTGGTCGTACATCTCACTATGCTACCTTCTCTGATAAAGGTAACATCATTCCAAAGGTTAAGTTCAAGAACCAATCTAACGGTAGGTATGCTGCCGTCAACGTAGAACCAGAAAACACAGTAGAAGTTCGTGTGTTCCGTGGTTCATTGCATATTCCTAGAGTGCTATCAGCTATTGAGTTTGTTGACTCAGTAGTTCAGTACACTAAGGAGTTAAAGATTGTACCTAAAGATAAGCCTTTATCTTGGGTACGATATGTAGGATTTATTAGTGCTAACTCTAATAAGTATCCTAACTTGTTTGACATTATCAATCGTTCGTTTGATAATGAATCACCATCAGAAAATGTAGAGGACTAATCATGTGTATGTTATGCGTAATACCACCAGGAGTAACACCATCAAGGGAGAAGTTAGAAAACTCTGCCCTTAATAATCCGCATGGCTTTGGCTTTGCTATTGCCGTGCCAAGTGAACACCGTATCATAGTAGAACGTACTATGAATGCTGATGAATCTATCAATAGATTCCTAGCTACCCGTGCTATCTATCAAGAAGGCTATGCTATGTGGCATGCTCGTTATGCTACACATGGTTCACGCACAGTAGAGAACTGCCATCCATTTACAGTAGGTCATGACGACCGTACTTATCTTGGACATAACGGTGTGTTGTCTATATCTATTCCCGACAAAGATGACCGCAGTGATACTAAAATATTTGCTGAGGAGTTACTACCTAGACTAGGTGGAGTCACTGCATTAGATGATGACTTCATCTGGGATATGCTAGAGGATTATACCTCTGGTTCAAAGGTATGTGTTATCACCGTTGACCCTGCTGCTAAACATCCTATGTATCTACTTAATGCTGATGCAGGTAAAGAAGATGATGATGGTGTGTGGTGGTCTAACAATAGTTGTGAACTAGACTATGGGTATGGTAAGCCCAGTAAAGTCACTGGCTACTACGGTGGTTGGTTTGATGACTACTCTGATTACAAAGCTCCAACTGCTACCAAGACTACGGTAAGCAATGACATCTATACCTCTGATGAATTACATACCTGCTTCAATTGCCTTGGCTATGTATCAGAGGGTGACCTTTATGATTCTATGGGCACATGTACTTGGTGCGGTGCTTGTATGGATTGTGAAAGCGAAGCATTACTATGCGACTGCGGTTATCCACCAGGGTATCGCAAGACTCATACTCCACTAAAGCAGGACTCTATCCCGTTCTAGTGATACAATAGACAGGCACTGGTTTGTTCATTTCCCAGTGTCCTTTCTATGGTGTATGATGTATAGACTGGGCTAGGTTTACTCTACTTTCCCTAGCTCAGTCTTTACTAAGGAGTTTTATGATAGAGATTGACAACCATTTATTACCTGAACATGTATCTTATTCATCACTCACTGAGTGGTTGTCATGTGGGTGGAAGTATTATCTAAGCAGAGTACAAAAGATTCAAGAGCTACCAGCGTGGTGGTTCTACGGTGGTTCAGCCGTACACAAAGCGACAGAAGAGTGGGACAGGAAGCATCTATGAGATTAAGAATACGTAATCCATTTTATCTTAAAGAGATAGACAAACGCACCTTAATAAAAGTTGTGTGTCATCATTGTGGAAACCAATACCATATAGCATATGGCAATATAAGAGTATCTAATTATTGTAGTAAATGTAAATGACTAAAATACTAGAGCATTGGAATCAGTGGTGGAATGCTACTGCACATGAGCGTGATGAGTATGACTTAACCGATACATCTAATTGGCGTATGGCTGCTATGAAAACTAGGAACCCAGAGGATGGGGACTGGTGGTATACAAATGGCTATAAGTTTTTAGAGAACTGGATTCAATGGCGTGAAGAGAATACTCACATGAGTATAGCTATGCTAGATGACGGCACGCCTGCAATTGAATTAGAGTTAGCACCAGTAGTTAATGGTGTAACAATTAAGATGGCAGTAGACCGGGTGTTCTACGATAGCCACAACAAAGAGTATGTAATTGTAGATTTAAAGACAGGCAAGACAACACCACAGAGTTCATTACAACTAGGCTTCTATGCCTATGGTATCCGTAAACAATTTGGTTTGAACATAACCAAAGGATACTACTGGATGGCACGGAAGGGAGAGCTATCTCCAAGTCACGACCTCGCTGACATGACTGACAGCAAGGTCGAGACCCTAGTGGACATGTTCGACAGAGCAAGAAAGTCAGGTATATTCTTACCTAACTTTGACCAATGTAACATGTGCGGATACACCGCTTCATGTGAATGGTATACACCAAAGGAGAAACATGAGTAGTACAGAAGCACCTATCAGTATCAATATCAGAACAGCATCTGGTACACAACTGACAGTACGTGCTAATACAGGTGAGGAACTAGACCAACTAGTTGCTAACTCATTAGCATCTATACAATCTGCAATCAACGAACTAGAAACAGTAGCTAAACCAGTACAATCTGGAGCTATTGCATATGCTAAACAAGCACTCGGTGCATCAGTTGTAGCACAGGACATACCACCTTTTAACCAAGCCCCATCAGTACCGTCGCTTGGTGGGGGGCGTTCATGTCCACATGGAAAGATGACCGCATTACAAGGTCCATCTAAAGAAGGCGGTATCTATAAAGGATACTTCTGCCCTACACCACAAGGTGCAACAGACAAATGTAAAACTATTTACGTTAAGAAACATGAGCCTGAATGGAATACTTTCGTAGCCGATAAGATTAAGTAATGAAAACATTACGACGTAGCATACGTAAGACAGAGGTAGGAGGGGAGCCCTTAGCGGCTCCCTTTCAAGCCTTTGAACGTGCAGGTATGATACTCAGACGTGCCGAGGTAACAGTAATAGCTGGTACTCCAGGTGCAGGTAAGAGTTCAGTTGCACTACATATTGCAGCAAGATTAAAGCAACCTACGCTTTACTTCTCAGCTGATACGAATGCTCATACTATGGCTATGCGTTTGATTGCTATGTCAGGAAAGATGACTCAACAGCAAGCGGAGAATCTACTTAAACATAATCCAGATACTGCTGAGTCTATCCTTGCTGACAACAATCATTTGTATTGGTCCTTTGAACCTAGCCCTACACTCAAAGATTTAGATGAAGAAGTCCAAGCCTTTGAGACTATGTGGGGTAGGAGTCCTACGCTTATAGTTGTAGATAACTTAATGGATATTGCAATGGATGGACATGAAGAGTTTGCTGGTATGCGTGCTGCTATGAAGGAACTAAAGTATCTAGCACGGGATACCAATGCATGTGTGCTCGTACTACATCACACTAAAGAAGGATACGACGGGCATCCATGTCAACCTCGTTCATCATTACAAGGTATGGTTAATCAGATACCAGCAATGGTATTAACAGTTGGACAACAGCTTCTTAATGAAGGCAAAGATATATATCTATGTGTCGCACCAGTTAAGAATCGGTATGGTAAAGCTGACCAGACTGGCAATACCTATGTAACATTAAGCTTTGAACCAGGTTCAATGTACTTAGAAGATACTTACTTAGATTATAGACAGGATGTAATGCCAGTATGAGTTCAGCATCTAAAGCCAAAGGTTCAGGAGCCGAAAGAGATGTAGTTAAATATCTCAAGCAATGGTTTCCATATGTTGATAGACGTTTGGCTGGTGCTACCTTAGATAAAGGTGACATCTCTGGTATACCAGGAGTTACTATTGAAATTAAGAACCACGCTAAGATGGACTTAGCTGGTTGGACAGAAGAGTTACTAGTCGAGATGGCTAATGACGGAGCATGGACGGGTGTGGTGTGGCACAAACGCAAAGGGAAAGGAAGCCCTAGTGATTGGTACTGCACCATGCCTGGCTATGTATGGGTAGAATTACTTAGAAAGGCTATAGATGGACAAGCACAAGGTAAGTGATTACTTATCACACATAGGTGCTAGCCTGCCTGCTGAGGGACATGGCTGGCGTAAGATGAGATGTCCGTTTCATGATGATAGGAACGCATCATCAGCAGTAAACTATGAGATGAATAGATTTAAATGTCATGGGTGTGGTGTATCTGGTGACATATATGATTTGATTATGCATCAGAAAGGTGGAACATTAAGTGAGGCTATCGAATTCGCACAGACAATTTCTACTACGGGCGACACAACAGTACGCTTCTCAGATAGAAATGGCGGAAGATTATCTAGCAACAAGGCATCTCTCGGTAGACGAAGCTCGTCGTTTTCATTTAGGCGTAGTCGCTGACCCACTACCTGGACATGAAGCATTTAAGAACAGGTTAGCTATACCTTACATAACACCTAGTGGTGTAGTTGATATTAGATTCCGTGCAATGGGAGATGTTGACCCTAAGTACATGGGCATGATTGGTGCAAAGACTACGATGTTTAATACATCAGCATGCTTTGTACAATCCAAGTACATATGTGTAACCGAAGGTGAGTTTGACTGCATCATGATGTCAGTTAAAACTAATCACCCAACAGTAGGTATACCTGGGGCTAACAATTGGAAGTCTCATTACACACGGATACTAGATGACTTTGATATGGTTATTGTATTAACCGATGGAGATACAGCAGGTGCAGAGTTTGGCAAGAAGATAACTAGAGAGTTACCCAATGCCAATGTAATACCAATGCCAGAAGGTGAGGACGTAAATAGCGTCATCATTAAATTAGGAAAGGACTGGATAGATGAGCGAGTCAGAGATTGTGTTACAGCTTGATGAAAGTATATGGGAACATGTCGAACATATGGAAGGTTCAGTAGGTATCCAAGTTACTGAAGATAAAGTATTAGATTTACTGGGTGCTTTATATGATATCTACCATGTAAATAAGACAGACCAAGAACAAGCACAAGAGTTATTGATTGGACTAACTGCGCTACTAGTAGCAGCACCATTAGGTCAAGCCGATAAAGTATGGCAAGAGCTAGTAGTTAAAGATGGCATGAAGAACTTTGAACTTAGTGTAAAGGAAGTATTAGATGGAGAATGAGATTGATAAAATTATTCAAGACCTAAAGACATTGCTACTTAGAAAGCATGCAGACTATGGTCCATTGAATATATCTAATGCACCTGGTGGTCCTATCAATGGGTTACGAGTACGCATGTATGACAAGCTAGCCCGTATCAATAACCTTTATGAAAAAGGAGGCGACACGCCGAACTTTGAAAGCCTTGCTGATTCCTTCATGGACCTCGCAAACTATGCCATAATAGGACTATTGGTTCAAAACGGACAATGGGAAGGCATGACAAATGGCAACACAACAACGTCGGGTAGTGGTACTCAGCGACTTGCAGATACCGTACCAAGACGACACGGCTGTGAATGCGGTACTGAAGTTCATACGATGGTACAAGCCCCACGAATTGTGGTGCGTGGGTGATGAGCTAGACGCACCTGAACCATCACGATGGAACAAAGGTATGGCTGGTGAATATGCACCTACCCTACAAGATTCAATTGATTTAACTTATAATATAATGGCAGACTTCCGAGACGCACTCGGTAGAAACAAACCATTTATTATTCAAAGGTCTAATCATACAGACCGAATTCAAACTTACATTAGAAAATATGCCCCAGCGTTCGGCTCTCTTGAATCTCTCAAGATAGAAGAACTACTGGGGTATGATTCTTTAAACATCCAATACCTACATAAGTTCAAAGAACTATTACCTGGCTGGGTTATGGCACATGGTGATGAAGGTAGGTCAATCCAAACTCCTGGCAGTACAGCTATGAATCTAGCACGCAAGTTAGGTAAGTCAGTAGTGTGTGGTCACACACATAAACTCGGTGTGCAACATGAGACCACTGGTCTCTATGGTAAGAACAAGACTATCTATGGATTAGAAGTCGGCAACCTGATGGACATCAAGCAGGCAAGTTACTTAAGTTCAGGCGTTGCCAACTGGCAACAAGGCATAGGTATCCTCATACAAAAAGGTAGAAACGTAATCCCTTATTCAGTACCTATTGTAAATGGAGACATCCTTCTGCCATGAAACACAACATCGACCAATGGCTAGAGTACAAAGATATGATGACTCAGATAGCCTCGGAATATAAAAAGAAATATCCTATGGTTGAGCATGATGACTTAACCCAAGAGATGTATCTCTGGTTTGTTACCCACCCCAAGAA